GTACACGTGTGTCGATTATATCAACCGCCTTCTTTGTCATTTCTGCAACCTCATCTAAGAAGTAATCAGTAATTTCAAGTGATCCAAATCTATGGAAATCGGGATCGCTGGGTGTAGCTGCCATATCCATTAGGATTGTTTCACTACCATTGAACCAACGAATCATGTTTAGTTGCCCATTATACGTGTAGTGTTCACCTGCCTTCAATCCCATTTGGGTGCATATCTCCCAAAAACGAAGCATGGTAGATAGTTGCAGCTTCTTTAATTCAGCACGACCTATCAAACCACGTGTATGTGGATGCTTCAGTCTGCGTGCAATTTGCCAGTAACAACCCAACCATGTCTTACCACCATATACACCACCGCCATACAACACCTGCTCTACATTGCTGGATGTAGAAAGGTGTCGTAGGGCTTGCTCTTGTTTGCTATTGAATTGGGCTTGATACATTATTCAACGTGTTTCCATCTACGCAGTATTACATCCTTGATAGTTGAATCTGCTACACCATATTCCAACGCTAACATCTTCCGGGTATATTTATATGGTTTGAACTTTTGTCGAATCTCTTTGACCTGTTCTTCATTCAATTTGGCTGTACCAATTCTGCTACCCTTAACAAAGTTGGTGCAGATTGGTTTTTTAATTCGACCAGCATCATAACTATACTTTGCATTTTCAGCAGGTGTAACCCATTCTAAATTTTCCAATCTATTATCATCACGAACAAAATTGATGTGATTAACTTGACTTTTGTTTTGTGGATTTTCAATCCATGCAGCAGCAACCAGTCGATGCAATACAACTGCTTTTAATTTATTATCAATTAAAATAACAGTTCGCAAATATCCGCTGCGATTTTTAGCGGGTAGCATTATCGCATGCCTGTTGCTATTCTTATGCTTAGTAGTAAGCAATCGCCCCATATTACTAATCAAATACCTTTGATTTGTATTTGGAACGTACTTCCAAAATTCACCCGGATTGCTTTTAATCGGTGAGTTAATAGATTCTAATGTTATCATGATACAAATATACTTTATGTTTTTGGTTGCGCAACCAAATGATAAAAGTATTTTTTAGCATATCATGTAAACAATCCAATATACATTCCAACCAAGCCACCGCACAGCGTAGCTATCATGTCTGCATTGCTAAATGCTTTTTCCTTAAGCACAGAATCGTACAATTCTTTTCCCATAGCGCAGGCAAACACAGCCACCATCGCAAAAGGTGGAGCGAACAAAGATGCAGAAAGTGCATAAATGACTAAGCCATACAGCGCATGGTTAGCTTTGTCTTCAGGTAGGATAGGCAGGTTCATTAGAATATGTCAGCTGATGGATCATCGTTTTCCTGATATCGGGAAGACGATTTATCGTCAGATATTTTAAAATCAGTTATCTTGCCACTAAGAAATTTTCCATTCTTTCCAATCTTTCCCCATGCAGCCATGCGCTTTTCTACGCCCCCTTGCATTATTTTACCTGTCATATCAGGCTGTGATGGTTCTGTTTTCTTGTCATTTTTGAAAAGCACAAATTGCCCTTCTTGCATTGTTTGATAGTTGCTCATTGTATTAATTATTAATTATGTTAATGTCTTCGTACATCAGTGATACTGTCTTCTTGCCGCCAAACTCTGTTGTGATTACTACATCAAAGTTCAATTGCTGGATGCTGTGCCCATCTATATACCCGATGTACACTTCTGTTTCATCCGGGTATTGTGCCAATGCATCCCACAGTTCACCGATAGTCATAGCTTGTATTCGTCTTTATCAGTTAGCAAATGTAATTCTTCAAAGATAAGACGCATTGTGAGATTATCGCTCATTGCAGGGCGCATGCTTCGTCTGGCTGTTAGCACAAATAGTTTGCGGAGCAGGTCAGTTTCTTTTTGCTTATCGTATTGCTTCATTTGTCACCTCCGTATGTTTCGTTGTAGTATTGATTGCCGTCAGTATATATAATTTCATTGACTGTTGAATACGTGTCGTCGCTATAAAACTTTTTAACGTATCTGTTCTTCTTTACTTCGAACGCCTCAATAATCTGCTCCTTCTCAATTGCTTTGGCTTCTTCTTCTAATTGATACACTAAGTCGCACACTTCATCACGTGTCGACATTTGGTCTAATTTAGCGTAAAGCCATTGTAATGCTGTTTGCTTTTTCATATCAGTATTCATTTTGGTTTTCGATTAGTTCCCTGTAACGTTCCTGCCTAAATTCAGTAAACTGATACGGCTTGTTTTTGTATACGCGGAAGCGCATGTCGTTATCCCACTGCGGCAGCGCATCGTATTCTCGCATCAGTGCAATCTCAATCTGCGGTGGATTTTCCCTTTTCACTTCGCGAACCGGTTCTTCTTTGATGCTTAACTTATCTGCTGCCTGTTGCATCGCATCCATGATTTGCGGATGCTGGAACATTTCGTAGATGTTGTTCTGCTGCTTCTTACTTTCATTGATTGCATCACTTACCACTTGCCTTTCTTGGTCATAAAGTGGGAACCATGCAAGCACAGTAGCTGGGTCAATACGATTGAACAGCGTGCCGTACTTACCAATGGCACCGTTATCAAAAATGATTTGCAGTTCTTCGAGTGAATACATCCACATCTTGTCCATGATTTGTTCAGCACAAAATTCAATCTGCAAACTGTTCATGGTATTCTGCACATTGACCAGCTGCACGCACCGGGCAAGCAATGACATCACTGCGACTTTGGTTAGTTCCTTATCAACCTTCCGAAGTAGACTGAGTTTTTCCTGCTGCATCGCGTGCGCGACTGATAGCGATTGCTTCGGTGAGAAGTTGGTTAGCTTGTGCAATGCTGTTTGCTGTTGTATTTGGTTGTTTTCCATATTGATTTTGGTTTTTATTTTTTTCAAATGTAAATGCATTATTCATCCATTTGCGCACAGTCGCTTCCCAAGAAACGATTTTTGCGCCACCCGATGTTTTCCACCCGGTGCTTGTGTAGTGATCAAAACAATTTTTGCTTTCTGCAACAATCTTCATTTCGCTCCACTTACCACCCGATTTCATATTTAACTCACCCATAAAATTATAAATATCATTTTCGGATGGTGGTGTGAACACCACTCTATTGTTTCTTGGTTTCTTGGTTTCTTGGTTTCTTTGTTTATCTATGGGGGCACTGCTGTGTTCAATGCTGTGTTCAATGCCGTTGCTGTGCTGTATCAATGCCGTATCCAATGCCGTATGCAATGCTGTGGCTTTTTTGCTACGGCATATTGATATTATTGTGCTGCTATACTGATTCTTAGATTCACTTATAATTTGAATAAAATTCCATTTAGCTAAATCGCTAAGTGCATCCAAGTAGGTACGCTTGTTACCAATGTGCAACCCTTCCATTGTTGCGTTCGTTGGTATTCCAAACTGCTCTTTCCACCCAAGTCGATTATTCAATTCAATAATCCACATGAACAAAGCAGTATGCTGGCACTTCACTTCCGAATGCTCAAAGGCAAAGTCAAACCACTTCCGGGAAAGGTCATAACCGTTATTTGTTTTCATTGGTGGCAATAAGATGTTCTTGATAATTGCTCAATAATTCTTGCAATGCATCAATTTGCATAGGGTCTAAGCAAATGCTAATTGCACTTACATTATCACTATATCGAATCAACTGAATAAATAATTCTTGATGCTCATTAATATGCGTAATAAAAGCACGAAGTTCTCCATTATGAGAATTGAAAAAAGAAATACCTGTATTGTTTGACATAAAACTAAATACCCACCACTACACACAAAGGCTACCCAGCGCACGGATGTGCTAATGGCAATGCGGTAGTGATGGGATTTAAAATGTTTTTCATACTGAGTAGCGTTGCAAAGATAATCAAAATATCACTACTTCCAAATTGCTGTTGCAATCATGAATCCGATTACAGCACCTATTGCCATAATCAATAGCATCTTGCTATTACTGTTGTCGCATTCGGGTTCTTCATGCACCGGTGCTGGCTGTGTTCGCTCAACACGTTTGATGGGTGTAAGTTTTAGCTGCCCATTGCTTTGGCGTGCAGTCGCATTGTACGCAGCTAATCTTTTGCGAATAGCCACTACATCGGATGCTAAAGGTTCGCGTCTAACTATCCAGCAGTACCTACCATTGCCAACCTTTTGAATCAAACCAAGTTCATGCATTGCGGTTATTACGTTATGGCTTATCTTAAATGCTTTAGCAAATTCCCTTGATTGAAATTCGGGTTGTCCGCATGCATACAGCATCGCGTTCATATACTTTTCTTTTGTCTTGCTCATTGCTCTAAATAGGTTTTAATTATGATTGTAAATTCTTCAAATGACCTGCACACCTTTACGCAATAACCTGCATTGATAAGCTGTGCGTGAACGATTTTTTGTGTGTCGGATAGTTTGCCCTTCTCGGTCTTCATCTCAATAAACAGGGCGTGGTATGCACCTGAAGCCATGCAGATCATCAAATCAGGCATACCGGGCATAGCCCCTTCTGCTTTTAAGATGTTCCAGCGTTTGGCTCTTTGCACAGGCGTTCCACCTATAAACACACCATTGGGGAAGGAAGCGATTAAGGTGCGAGGGAAGGAATAGCGGAACCATTCTACGCAACGTTGCTGAATCTTGCTTTCTTCGTGCTTCATGCATTCAGGGAATTAGATATTGCTAACCAAAACTTCCCGATGTAGTCTTCATCTGCTTGTATGTTTATCACAGGTAAATGTGATTCCAGCTCCATATACTCCCATTGTCCTAACGAATTGACTTGATAGTCACAACCTAATGTCACCGGGCAGTATTGTACGCTGCTACGTTCTACGGGAATATCAAAGCGAACTATTACGTGCTGGTCATTATTGAGCGTAACAAGATAGCACATGCGGTTCTCATTGACTACTTTCTTCTTTACGATGTACATGTTCTTATCGTTTACCCTGCGCACATCGTGCACATCGTATTCGCTATGCATCGAATCCGTAAAGTTCTCATGAAACTCTAAGTTGTTCAGGTTCTGCTCAATTTCGCGCCAACGTTTTTCTTTATCGTCTGTACTGAATACCAGCTTACACCAATCCATCAACTTCGCATTGCTTACATTTAGTTCTTTTCGCAAATCTGCAAAGCTTATCTTATCAAACTTCTTCATGATAGTAAGGATATCGCTGCGTGTTGGTAGCTTAGTAGTGCGCAACTTCTTGCCTTGAGTCTTTATATATGCTTTATATTCACTCATCGCCTTCGTTTTTAATGGTTATACAATCGACTATCTCGCACACTGGCACTTCCATTACCCGGCTAAGGTTAATTAGCTGGCGTAACTTGATGCTGCCCGGATCGTCACACCAATTATGCAAAGTCTTTTTTACTATGGGCGTGTTGCTTCTTTGCATCGCACGTAGGAGAGCAGCTTTGCTCCCTACTGTGCGTGCAATCAGTTGATTTAATTCCTGTCGCTTTCTCATTCGATTGGTTTTAATTTTGGATTAGCTACGTAGAAGATTTCGCGGTGCGCTTCGCTGAACCCTTCT